GCCGGTGCGACCGCAGAGATTCAGGCGGGAACGCGCAAGACCTACGACTCCGCCTTCATTGCCACGGTCAATGGGCAGCGACGTTTGCTGGTTCGGCAGTTCTCCCGAGACAGCCGGGCGGAGTCAGGCCGAGATCCCCGCAACAAGCTCCGGGTGCTGACCGGCCCCAGCGCTTTCCAGATGGTAACGGGGGAGGGCGATGCGGTAGCGGCCGGCCTGGCTCGGCAGATGAATGAGTACCGCAGCAGCGAGCTGGTCAGGCAGCTGCAACTTGCACGAAAGAGGAAGCGCTGATGGCGAACACTGCGGCATTCGAGGAGGTTCTGAGGCTGGTCCTGGAGACCAGTGGCGCGGAGGGCGTGGACGAGCTGCGCCGCGCGCTCTTGGAGATGGGGACGGCCTCCGAAGACGCCGTGGCCGACACCACCAAACTGGTGGACAAACTTGCGGATCTGAGCGCAACCGCTGAAAAGGCCGAGGCGTTTGAAGTAATGCTCGCCACCTTGGCTGAGCTTGAGACACGCTTCAACGACAATCAGAAGGCCGCCCTTGCGCTGAGCCTTCGCATCGGCGAATCGGCGGCACCGGCGAAGGAGCTCGTGGCTGCGCAGCGATCGCTACGCGCTGAGGGTGACAAGCTGCAGTCCTCCCTGACCAAGCAGTGGGAGGCTGTGGTAAAGGCTGACCAGGAGCTGGGCGACCTTGGTGTCAATACCTCGCAGTTGGTGCAGGGCCAGCAGCGCCTTCGTGATGAAGCGCTGCGGACCGCCGACGCGTTCGCGAAACAGGCCAGGGAATCGGCCGTTGCAGCTGCAGAGGCGCGGCGCAGGAATCAGCAGATCGAGGAAAGCGATGCCGGTTTCCGCTCCCAAGCCAAGGCGAGCACCGCCGCAGCCGAGTCCCTGAAGGCGTACCGCGAGCGTGCCGGCCAGGCGGCTCAGGAAACGACCGAGCTTGGGGATGCGGCCGCAGTTACCAGCTCGATCATGGGCAAGCTGAAGGGCATCGCTGCGACGGTGCTCGGCTTCATCGGCTTCAACAAGGTCGTTGAAGGTATCAAGAGCATCGTTGTCGAAGGCAGCGACGCCGAGCAGGAGCTGGCCCAGATTGAAGCAGCTTTGGCCGCGACCGGTCGACAAGGCGAGTTTACGGCTGCCCAGCTCGCGGAAATGCGCAAGGAACTGCGGGGAGGATTGTTCGATGATGGGCAGATATCTGCCGCCCAAGTGCGGCTGCTGTCCTATACGAACATCGTGGGGCAGCAGTTCCCCGCTGCGATGCAGATCACCATTGACCAGGCGCAGCGGCTCGGCATAAGCCTGGAGCAGTCTGCCGAGGTGGTGGGCAAGGCGTTGCAGACCCCGTCCAAGGCGATGGAGTCGCTGAGCAAACAGGGCTTCACCCTGGAGGACAGCCAGAAGCAGCTCATCAAGCAGCTGGAGGCCACTGGCCGGGTCGCAGAAGCGCAGGCCATCATCCTGGACGTGCTCAATGAGTCCTACGGAGGCGCAGCCGCGGCGGCCAAAGTTGGCACCATTGCCGGGCTGTGGAAGGCCGCCACCGAACGGTTCAAGGACTGGAAGCAGGAGGTCGCCGATCAGGGTGTGCTGACCTACTTCAAGGCCCAGCTCACCGACATGCTTGCCACCGTCGACCGACTGGCGAAGGACGGCACCCTCACCCGTTGGGCCAAGCAGACCGCCGATGGGATCGTGACCTTGGCCAATGCAGCCAAGGGTGCCACCCAGTTCGTGATGGATCATTCCGGGGCCATCATCACGATGGCGAAGGCCTATGCCACCTTCACCATCATCAAAGCAATCGTCCAGCTCAACACCTGGCGGATCGCTCTGATTGCTTCCACGCGGGCGCAACTTGCCAATGCCGCGGCCACCGATGCGGCCGGCCGTAGCGCGATGACGCTTGGGAACGTCCTGAAGTCGATCCCGCGGGTCGTCCCTATCACCATTGCGCTGCTTGGCCTGGAGCTTGCTGCTAAGGGGCTGCAGTCGATGGGTGAGGCGCTGGGCGAGGAGCTCGGCAAGAACAGTGCAGCCAGCAAAGAGGCGGGGGAGTTCAGTCGGCGACTTCAGGATCAGATGTATCGTGAGGCAATCGCCCGGCGCGAACTGGCGGTATCCCTGGTCGCATACCGCGACACTGCCGTTCAAACGGCTGAGCAGCTAGCTCGCCTCAACGACGTTGAACGCGAATCGTACAAGTCCAGGCTCAATGGGCTCCGTGATTACCTTGGGGCTCAAGTGGGCTATCTGCTGCGGCAGAAGGAGATGGGGCTCGCAACCGAGGATCAGCTGCAGCAGCTTGACGATGTAACGTCAAGGCTGTCCTCGGTACGCGCGGGATACCTGGCTCTATCGGACGCATCGCGCATCGCGGCCCAGGCACTGCGGGCCGGAATCAGCTCCGAGGCGCAGCTAATCATCGATAAACTCCAGGGGATTGACCGTGACTCCAAGCTGGCTGGCTCCTCGATCCGTGAGCTGTTCAATGGTCTGAATTTCGCAGACAGCATTAGCCTGGGGAACGTTGGACTCGCGCTTGCCTCGATTGCGGAGCAGGGCGCCGCGGCTGACCGCAATGTGCGCGACGGTCTGATGGCCACGCTCCAGCAGCTCTCTGGCCAGGAACTGGCTGCGTTCCAGGCTGCATCGGTCGCTGCTTTTGAGGCATTGCCGGATGCCGCCCTGAATACGACGACCGTCCTGGAGCAGACGCTGCAGGTCGGTCTATCGAAGCTGGGTGTGACTGCCGAGCAGATGGGGGTCCAGTTCACGGCTGCCGGAAGAGACGCGACGGCCGCATTTGGCGCCATCACTGAGAACGCGCTGGCAACCAGTGCCCAGATCGAGACTGCCTTCAAAGCAGCATTGGGGCGGGTCGCAACCCTAGACGAAGCAAGGGCACTCGGCGCCATTCTTGAGGGCGCCGGTAAGCAAGGAAAGTTGGGGTTCGATCAGGCGGAGCGAGCTGCATCAGCGCTCAACGCGCGGATCCGAGACATCACCAACGCGCTGAATCCGCTAAACGATGAGTTCAACAAGCTTGGTATCCAGTCGCAGGCGTCTCTGAATGCCACGCGTGACACCGCAAAGAGCGCGTTCGAGGCCATCCGGCAGGGTGCCGCGCAAGGGAAAGCGAGCATTGACGATGTCCGCAGGGCCTTTCGGGCGTACTCGGATGCTGCCTTGTCTGCAGTAGCTGACAGCGATGAGTGGAAGAAAGCGCAGGTGAAGGCGCAGCTGGACGTGCAGGGCGTGGTCTATCGAACGAATGAGTCCATCAAGGATCTCGGCAAGAATGGCAGGGGGTCGATGCAGCAAATTCAGTCGGGCGCCGACAAGGGCTCTGCCGCTCTGCAGGATGTTGAAGCTAGCTCCAAGGCGGCCGCGGCTGGCGTCGGCCAGGTGGCAAAGAGCGCGAAGGACGCCGGTCAGCAGTTGGGTGGCGCCTCGGTTGCCGCTCAGGGATTCTCGCTAAACATGGGGCAGATCTCGGCCAAGACGTCGGAACTGCTGAGCCAGATCGGTGGCCCGAATGGCCTCCAGCAGTTCGCAAATATCTGGAACGGTCTTTACGACCAGCGTGAGGATCTCAAGGCCTACAAGGAAGAGCAGGCCCAAATACTGAAAGGTATGGACGACCTGACGGGGAAGCGGAAGGAGCTAGCCGCCCGCTTCAACTTGGTCGGTGCCAGCGAGCTGGAGGAACTGGTGCAGATCGAGAACCAGATCGAAACGAAGCTTGCGGAACGCGACCGCGCGGCCAAGCAAGCCCTTGATGATCGTCTCCGCGCAACGAAAGAGGCATCAGCAGCACAGGCAGCCGCAGACGCCAAGCGCGTCGGGGGCGGTAGCGCGGGCACGCCTGAGGTGCTCCGAATTGAATGGACCGGTCCCAGTCGTAGCGTTGCGGCTAGCGCGTCAGCGGCCGAACGAGAGCAGGCTGAGCGGCTGGCCGACCTGGTAGCGCCGCTGGTGCTGCAGAAGATCGCGCGCAGCAGGAGCGTATCAGTGCGTTCCGGGAGGTCAGGATGAGCCGCATCTTGTTGGCCGGGGTTGAGCTTCCCGCAGATCTGCAGTGGATCGACGAGTTCACGGCCTGGCGGGTCGGTCAGTCCGTGAAGACCAGTCTCACCGGGGCCAAGATCGTCCAGGAATCCTCACTGCAGGCCGGCCGCCCGATCACGCTGCAGACCCAGCGGGACGGACCAGCGTGGGTCGGGGCGGTGACGCTCGATGTTGTGCGCGCCCTGCAGGCCAGCGAAGAGCAGCCACGCACCGCGCCGCTGGCGCTGGTGCTGCCCGCACATAACGGCGGAGATCGCGAGCTGTCGGTGGCCTGGCGCCGCACCGATGGACCTGGCATCGAGGCCGAACCTATCCGGTTCGCCGTTCCCGCGTTGGACGGCGACTACTACTCAATCACCCTTCGACTGATGACGGTGTAACCGATGCCCATTTCTGCAACTGACATCAAAATGCGCCAGTCCCAGCGCCTCACCGACAACCCTGACGGCGGTGGCCGCATGGTTCAGGCCGAGATCGTGGACGGGCAGATGAACAACCTGTTCCCCGACATTGGCGATGAAGAGCGCACCACTGGCCGCACGACGCTGCGCAAGATGTTTGTGCACGTGGACACCCAGGGCACGGACGTGCTCAAGGATGCCATCGGCGTCTTGGTAGATCCGCCGGCGGATCCGCGCGTGACGGTGAGCATGTTCGCTACCGGCAGCTATAGCGACGTGCGCCTGGACGCGAAGAACCGCGTGGAGAGCTACATCACCCGAGGCGTCGAGTCGCGCTACACCTTGCTCAGCAATCACTTTATCGGTCAGATGGCTGTGCAGTTCTACTGCATGAAGGACGCTCCCAGCCCCGACATCAACGACAACCTTTGCCTCACAACCAACGCCAACGGCTACACACCCGCCGAGCAGTACATCCGCGTAAAGGGAATTCTGTCGCGGAGCACGCGCACGTTCTACGATGATACCGGTGCATTCGAGCGTGACGTTATCATCATCGAAACGGTCAATGCGCTGGCATCCAATTTCTTTGGTCAGGAAGTGCTGCGGTATACCAGCAGCAAGCCGCCCACGAGAATCTATGAAACGAATGTGGTGGATGCTACGTCCTATCACAGCGTGAAGCGCTTGACGGCAACCGCCAAGCCAGGTGATCTGTCGGTGTTGGTGGATACGCCCTACGTCACCATCGTCCCAACTTCGACCGCTGAGACCGCGGTGAGCGACATGCTGGCCGGCTTGGGTACGATCAGCTACGTGCAGGCTGGGCCTGCGGGCTCTCTCGGCCTTTCTTACAGCAGCGTGTTTGCCGCTGGCGTGCCTGCCGTTCGATTCTTGGGGAATCCTATGGTCGTCGGGTCGGTAAAGGTGCTGGCTGGCAGCATCGAGCTGACCGATAACGGCAGTGGTGAATTGTCGTCGGCCACGGTTTCGCCTTGGTCTGGCTCGATCGACTATTTGGCTGGTTCTATCAGTCTGGCGAACGCCAACGGCGTGGGCGCTACTAACGTGACGATCACCGCCACCCCTGCCGGCGCAATTGTCGAGCAGGGGTTCACCGACGAAATCAAGGTCACGCAGAACAATCAGGGCTACAACTGGCTTTTCCAGATTGACCCCTTGCCTGCCGCTGGCACTGTGGTGGTGGACTACCGCGCCCTAGGCCGGTGGATCCGGCTGAGCGACAACGGGCGTGGTCAACTCGTCGGTAAACCGGGGCAGGGCAGTGGGACAGTCAACTATGCCACTGGCTCGGTGGTCCTCACCGCTGGTGCTCTGCCCGACCTGGACAGCAGCGTTCTCATTGGCTGGGGCACCCCGGTCCTGGCGGAGGCTCGGACAGGCGACCTTGCGATCACGCCGCCGGCCCTGCACTTCATGCTTGGGCAAGCGGGTGTTGTTCCAGGTACGGCCACGTTCGCGCTCAAGGTGGGCGGCAGCTCGCTCGCGGTCACGGACAACGGTGCAGGCGGGCTTCTGATCGGTGGGATAGTTCGAGGCTCGATCGCATATTCCACCGGTGAAGTTCTCCTTCGGCCAATCTCTCTGCCGGATGCTGACAGCCAGCTTGCGTGCGTCTATGAGTTTGGCCAGGCACTTGCGGCAACTGCTCAGCCGGTACCGGATGGAGCTGGGGGCGTCGCGTTCGCCGTGCCGGCCGGTCCGGTGCGGGCAGGCAGCCTCCAGCTGGACTGGACAATCTCGGTAAACGTTGGCGAGGACGGAATGCCGGCGACCCCGAAGATCATGCGTGTACTGGCCAAGGACGATGCGGCGGGGAACATCGTTGCCGTTTCGGTGGGTGGGCAGGCAAGCGCTGCGGTCATGGGCTCCATCAACTACAGCACCGGAGCCGTCAATTTGCAGGCGGGTCGTTTCACCGTTCACGAGATCTCTGTGCCCATGTACGCGATGGGCGGCAATCAGCGCTGGAAGGTCACCGGCTATTACAGGAAGGACGTCGAGGCGCAGTTCTCCGCTGGCACGCTGATCTCGATGGGTTGGATGGTTGCCGGGTCCGCGCAGACCACGGCAGAAGAATCTCTGCCACTGCCCCCGGTGCAGCTTCTGCTCACCCCGACCATCAGCGACAGCATCGTGCCGGGCAGCGTGCGATTCACCTTCAAGGGTCGTACCTACGTGGATCGCAATGGCGGCTTGTATCACTCTATCGACCCAGTCTCTGGAGCCGGTATCTATGCCGGAGCAATCGACTATGCGGGCGGCGCCGCGAGCCTTACCCAGTGGGTAGCGGGTGGAAGCAATGCAGTCCAGGTTCAGTCGTTGCTTACCCGCATCGCAGATCCGGGTGCGGCGGTCATCTTCTTCCGGACGCCGGGCTCACCGCTGCGACCGGGAAATTTCACCCTGCGCGCCACCACTCTTGACGGAGTACTGGCGACAGCAACCGCCGACATCAACGGGGTCATCAGTGGCTCGATAGTTCGTGGCACGGTGGACTGGGATTCGGGCGTGGCCAATGTCCAGTTTGGGGCTATGGTGTTGGCCGCAGGCAATGAGGGCCAGCCGTGGTTCGATCCGGCGGCGGTGGTTGGTGATCAGGTGTGGAAGCCCACTCTTGTCCTGGCTGGCAGCGTCTACATCGGAGCGGTCGTCTACCGTTCCATCCCCTTGTCGGCGGTGGTGATTGGCCTTGAGTCGGTGCGATTGCCCAGTGATGGGCGCGTACCTGCTTTCAAGGCTGGGCAGACCGTCTTGATCCATCACACGGCCAGTCATGCCGTTCCGTCCCCCGCAGCGGGCCAGCTTGTGAGTTTTGGGCGTGGCCGCCAGGCGTCTGTCCAAGTGCGAGATGGCGCCGGCGTGCCCGTGGATAGCGCCTGGTACGTGGCGGACCTTGACGCAGGGACGCTGACGTTCAGCGACCCGCTCAACCTGTCGTCCTACACGCTTCCCATCATGATTCGAGAGCGCGTAGAGGATCGGCGGCTCGTGGCGCAACCGCAGATCACGGGCGAGATTGAGTTGAACAGCGGGTTGACGCATGACTATCCAGCCGGCGAGTCCCTGATTAGCACTGCACTGCGCCTCGGGGAGGCCAATGGTTCGCTCGACCTGCAGGCTCGTGTCGAAAATTTGTTCGACCAGGCCGCATGGACGAACGTCTGGACCAACGAGTTGATCGGTAGCCAGGCGCCGGCGTCGTACAACGACACCGACTATCCGCTGCTCGTGTCGAACGCCGATGCCATCACCGAGCGCTGGGCGATCCGGTTCACCAGCGCAACTCAGTTTGAGGTCATTGGTGAAACAGTCGGCATCATTCTCGCCGGGAGCACGACAAGTGACTTGGCACCCATCAACCCTCGCACGAACAAGCCCTATTTCACCTTGCGTCGTGAAGGGTGGGGTAGCGGCTGGACGGTAAACAACGCTGTCCGCTTCAACACCATCGGTGGCTTGGCGCCGGTTTGGATGGCCCGCACGACCCTGCCGGGCACCCCGCAGGGGGTGACCGATTCCACTCGGTTTGAAGTCATTGGCAACATCGCAGGAGTTCAACCATGAGCCTTTTTCCCACCATCTTCCGCAGCACTGACCCGGGTGCCCCTGTTGTGAGCGGGCAGGCCGGCGCGCTGGCCGCCTTGCTCGATGCCATTCTTGTTGATGGGTATGGAAGCGGTGCAACCGCCAAGGCGGGGCTGGGTTGGACCCGTGAATTTCTCAGCCCGAACCTCCGTGCTTACCGCAACAACCCGGTCACTGGCACTGGCTACTTCCTTCGCTTGGACGACTCCAATGCGCTGTATGGGTGGATGCGTGGCTATGAATCGATGTCCGCCATCTCAACCGGTATCAATCCGGTGCCCACGCTGGCCCAGCGCACGGATGGGAGCCTGTGGATCAAGTCCAGCGCGGCGGGCGCTGGCGCGCGGTCGTGGTTCGCCATCGGAAATGAG